GATATCAAGTCCGGCATATTGAGGTAAAATGTTCTTAAACTCCCCAAAAAGCATATACATTAAGGCCGTTGCTATCTGAGGTGAGTACAGAGCCTGTTGCTCATATGGAAGGTTCTTTTCCGAGGTTTTATCAATCATAATTTCACCCTCATGTCTCTTGAGGGGTGTATGGTTAATACTCGAGATAAGTGTTTCGCACTCATTTCTACAAATTGAGACATCCGGGATCTTTTTATCATGAGATCCAAACAGGATATTTAATAGTCTGTAATGAGTTGAGTGAGCAATCGTGCCCTGGCCTATTGACAAGAGGTGCACCTTCCATTTTCTCTTTTCAAGTGCTCTTTTTAGCAGAACCGCATCTTCATCTTTTTCGCCTCCTGTGAGTGGTTTGTATTTTCGCCAGGCAGGATCTCTTTGATTACCGGCACGGTCATAATGCAGATATATCTCTTTCCGTAAGTGATACTTAAAGAATTTATCTATCTCTTCGGCCAGCTCTTCATGCTGTCGTGGGTGTATAACATGAAAATCCTTAAGTATCTTAAATTCTCTTGATGTTGCATTTTCCTTTTTCTGAGCAAATACAATTGATGAGAATGGCCCGGGATCATAGCCGGCTATAAGGGGTTTTGTTGTGATACAATGTTTCAGGTTCCGCGAGGTGTGCTCCGGGGTCATGTCTGCAGAATAGGTATCAATAACATTGTATGTGTATGAATCATCAAATAGATGCTGTTTGCCGAACTTTCCAAAAAACCTCTCTCCTACTTTCCTCTTACGAACAGAAAATATTGAAGTGTTTAGCTTACCTTCATCCATCCCTTGAAGAGCAATCTGATTTTCGATGTAATCAATTCCAAGGATCTTAATATTTGATAGTGAGGATGTCCTTAGATAATAGGTCTGTCCCCTCTTCATCTCATTGATCCTTGTTTCCCATCGATTGATAAACTTTACCAACTTTTCAATTTCCGGTTGATTAAAACTACTCTTTGCCTCTTCCAGATCAAATTTTCTTTTGTCAATCTCAAGGGCAATCTCAATTATGCAATCAATAAGCTCCTGATTCATGTTTTTCTCATAATTCAGCCACCAATCTTCATCTGTCTCAAAATTGGGTGTGGAGCTGGTGCCGGTTATCCCCATGAAGTATGGAGACATCCCAAATTTTGACCTGTCGGCCCGAAGAGCCGGTATTGCGTGGTCAACAAACTTTTTTTCTGGGATCTTTAGCATCTCATCAATAACCAGGTGAGCAGCATTCTTTCCCAGGAAGCTCTCGGGCCTATCGGCTGATGCCAATTGCACCACAGTTCCGGAGGCAAATGAAATGGTATGTTTCCAGTTATAGATCTGATCCGGTGTATTAAAATGCCTTGCCGGTTTTTTACCTACTTCAAAATAGATTCCTCTGTCGTAGTTGGATATAAAATACTCCATTATCCCGGGCAGAATGTTATCAAAGATTGATTTGTATGTTGCAGCTCCAAGTATAATTACACTTCCAGGCATTGAGATTTGAACTCGATCAAGTCGTGGCCCATGAATATGTGTTGACTTACCTGTTCCTCTACCTCCCTCAATAAACATATTTTGGCAATCGGCCAGCTTTGTTAAAATCTGTACGACTGATAAATAATCCTTCTTATATTTTTCACTACTCAGTTGCATCTGGTTCAATAGTTTGAATGTTCAATTCTCTCTCGACCTCTCCCTTGAGTCTCTGTTTCTCTGCCTCAGGAATATCTCTCTGATCAATCAGGCTCATTGCTTTCTTATAAGCGGAAAGCAAGCCTTGTTTCTTAATACCCATGCGTTCAATCTCAATATCCGGGGAAACTATCTGAGGTCTGAACTTCACTCTTTCAGGATCTATAATGTTTGCAGCTGCCTCAATCCTGTACTCCCTTGCTTTCTCAATGCAGAGCCTGGCTTCTTTAAGATCTCTCGAGACGATGTTCAAGTCGTGAAGCTTCATCATTTCATCTGCGAAGTATAGATTCCATGCCTCTGGCGTAACAGTAGATGTTGTATTTAAAAAGTTTATAGAGTCATAGATCCTCTGTCGGCAAGTTGAAATTGATAGTTTGGGATATTCTTTTTGTAATTCAAGGGCTGCTGCAGATATGGATCTGTTTTTCTTATGTATCAATTGTGCAGAAGTGAGCTGCAGGATATACTCAGCTATCTCCGCCGGTATTCCGTACTTGACAGCATCGCGATCAGTAAGGAATCCTTCAACAGCATCTACCGGTAATTTTTTAACCTGCTCAATCATCCGTTCTACTTTTTATTAAATCTGTATTTATTTCCCTTTTTTCAAATTCAGTTTTCAAAACCACGGAAAAGCCCAACCCGTGGGGCTTTTGTCACATTTACCCTTTTTTCGAAAATTTGTAATGCATGCCCGATCCCAAGTGTGATGGGGGTCTCCTCGAGAGCAAATAGTCATTATTTTTATAATCGTTTTCCATCTCTTTGATTGACAGCTACTTTAACTTTTTCTAAATGTCAAACTTTGCAAATCGGGTTAATTTTCAATTCATTCGGTTATTTTATCAGCTCCGAAAGAATTTTTAATCTTAATTCGGCTCTCATCAGATTTTCCTCCCAGGACCGTTGCATATTTTCATCTTTATATTTTTTCTGTTTGATTTGAGACTTAATGCGCCGGATATTCTGAATCACATTTGTCATTTCACCGATAAATTTTTCCGGGGACTTTTCTTTCAGCTTCTGAAGATCTTCAATACATTCCTGTTCAAACTTTTTTTGAGCAGCCAGAGGATGTTTGTACAAAAAAGATTTAGTCTCCTGAAAACTTAAGAGCTCATTATCGGCCTGACGATGCAAAATGTCGTGATCAACAATTTCAAGGCAGTTATTATAACTGGGATTGTCATCTAAAAATTTGTCTGCCCTCTTCATCCGATTGAAGGCGTTCACCCTTTCGTTGTAGAGCAGCAGACAAAGTTGAATGTTAATGTCTTGTGTGTTATCCCAATCTATTCCGGGGAACTCTTCATACTTTTGGACCCTTTTTTTTTTCTTCCGGTTTTACCTCGGGTTTTTCAGCTGTTGCCTTTTTGGCTTTTGGCTTATTAACTTTTGGCTTCTCCGGCTCAGTCTCCTTAACTGCAGGGGGCTCGTTTTTTGGCTCTTCAGGTTTTTCAACCCTTGGCTTCTTACCATGTCTTGCAGCCTGGATCTCACCTATCGGCACCAGGTCCAGAAGTTCCATCAGTATCCTCCCATGCAGCGAATTGCGATTAAACTCATTTGCCTTGGCAACTTCATTTTGCAACTTTGACTGTGGGTTTACCTTTGCCAGTAATGCACAGTCAGCATCGTAATGATCTGCTGACTGTAGCATAACTAGAGCATCGTTTTTTGCAATGAATGACAATTTATCCATGATTCATCTATTTATGATCTTGATACTTCATAGAAGGCATACGAACCTGCCCCTACTTTCGCGATTTGGAAGGCTATTCTTGCACCATCTGCTGCAACGAAGGTTGCACCTGACTTAAGAATAAACTTGCTGCTAGCGGCGATTGTAGTGGCATTAGTGGAGCCATTTCCTATAACTTCAATAATCCGGTTAACATCGGCATCGGAAACGCCGGTGATATCAGTTATTGCAGTAGCAACTGTATTCTCACTAACCTTATAATGAGATTTTGCAGAGAGAGCAAAAGTGGTTGCATCAGCAGCTATCACCTCAGGATCTTCAAGAGGGATCTCACCATCAAAGAAGTTAAATGGATCCGGGCACTGACCTTTGTACTGTAAAGAGGCTCCTGTTGAGTTATCATCGGTGCCTAGCCTTGTAAATGTCATCATCAAACCTGAGCATGGTGAACCTGCAATGAATTTTTGCTTTGTAGCGCAATGCTCCCAAATGAGGATCATATCCTCACCGTTGTTAGCATATAGAAATGCGAGCAGGGCTTTTGAAAGTCCCTCTATCTCTGCTCCTACAGTCAATTCTGCCTGGGGAGCTATGTCACCAACAGAAGTTGCATTTGGTTTTACTGAATTGACTCTACAGTCAATGTAGTGCATCTTCTTACCGGGAAGCATTGGCACATTGAATATCGTAGCATTCACCGGGGCTGGCCAATTATCCATATCGACTTCATCTCGCACGCGAGCATAATAGAGGCGATACTTAAGAGAGTTTAAAGCACTCTCTTTTGCGTTTCTGGTTATATTTTGTGTACCTAACATCTTAATTATTTTAAATGGTTAATAATCAATCGAAAGG